TATTGGGCGACAAAGAATTAAAGTGCTTTGTCTTTAAGTAGTAAGTCACTATCTGATTAAGGTTTGATAGTCTACCTATATCACCTGCTACTAACTCACCTCTACGAAAGGCATCTATCTTATCTAGCAGTTTAGGTATCTCTACTCTTGCAGTACGTCCATCTCTAAATGTTTGAGACTTAACTATACCTGCTGATACAGCATCTTGTGGTGGCCTAAAGACCCAAGACGTACCGCCACTTTTACGAGTAGTCTTTATCGTATACTTCATATCTTTCCTTACTTAAAGTTACTTAAAGTATTATTATTTATAAGTATTAATAGAAACTTAAGGTTACTTTAAGTATACTTTAAGTACTATAAAATACATATTATTTAGAATTAATCAACCCTCTGTGACAACGTGTCACATATAACGAGTAGCTACATAGTCATTGATGTAGTAGTCAGGTGAGATGTTACACTCTCTCATGATTTCTTCTGCAGAATAACCATAGGTAGCAAGCATATCAGCAATCCTGTCAGGATAATCTAATACTAGATTGACAATCTCTTCTGTAGAGTCAGGGTTGTTAGAGTAGTAGTAGTCATCATTCATTGCATACTTAGTGTAGATACACTCTTGTATAGTATGGTCACGCTTGATAACAATCTTTGTCCAGTCAGCTTGTAGTAGGCTACTTAGTAACAGCTCTGCATAAGACATATCCTGTGTCTCTTTGGCTGTGTGTTGGTTGTAGTAACCTACACTGATGTTAGTACACTCAGGTACTAGGTGAGCATACTCATTGCTGTCTGTATAAGAACCACCATCGTCAGCTACTAGCTGTGGTAGACTTAGTGCAGTAGCAAATGATTTAGCAAACTCATTGGATGCAGTACGCATACCCATCTGGTGTGTAATCACAGACTTAGTGCCATACCTGTCGAAAGATATAACAGCATCAGTATGATCTAACCAAGGTGGATTGTCATAGACCAATGCCTTACTACCCTGACAACCAATCTCTTCAGCTGCATGGACTACATATGTACCCTCAACACCTGCATCAATCATCTTGAGTATAAGCCATATACCTGTGGTACAGTCAGCACCTAGACAGCTTGATACCTTGGGGTCAGCTACAGATATTATGTTATTAGTGACAACAACTTTCTGCATACCCTCAGCCTTGTGTACTGTGTCATGGTGTGCTGTGAAGCATAGACGTGGCTTAACACCAACTTGGTGTATGTAATTACCATAGGGGTCAGGCTTACCGAACACAGGTTCGAGATACTCAAGACAAAATTCTTTCTGTGTCTTAGCACCTTCAGGTCGCATGTACTGCAACATATCTATTAGATTATTTTTCATTATTGTTTTCCTTTTCATAAGACTTCATGTATATACCGAAGTCATTCTTTACATATTTATACTCATCATTATTAGTATTGTGATCATCTATCTCATCTTGAGAGACAATCTCATCTTCAATAGTACTAACCATCTGATCATTGTGGTACACTTCACCATCCCATTCAGATACAAAGTAGTCTTCTTCAAATAGAACTGGAGAGATATATGCACCATCTACATATATTACTTCATCAGAATCCCAGTACTCCTCTTCACTTTCACACCATGTATATCCATCGCAAGATTCTGCAACATCATGGCATCTCTTTCTACCTTCACTATCGGTATACCATACGTTGATGTGTTGGTCATTGTGATAGTACTCATCAGACCAATCGCAATAGAAGTGTTCATCTTGAAAGCAACATTCACAGTAAGCATTACCTGTGTATTCAGAGTAACGTGTATCATCTTCATGCACACTCTCTTCACAGTTGGAACAACGATTGACATCTTCACTGTATATACCACAGTAACCATTACCATCAAGCTCACCACAGCTAGTTATAACTAGGTATTCTTTGGTGTTTCGATTACCATCACTGTCTTTAGTACCATCGTAATCTTGACGAACATCTAATGCTCTAGGCTCTAGGTCTAGGTATGGGCCGATGTAAGCCTGAGTATCATACTCTTTGATCGCTGATAGTTTAGCACCTGACCATTCAGAGTCATGAATATCACAGGCATCTATACTATCCAGATGATCTTTTAGCATGTCCAATGCTTGTTGACAAGCCCCATAGATATAAGATGGTTGCGGCTTACCTGAGTCATGCTTCATGTAGACAACCACACGTCCACCTATGAAACCCCTAGCATCTTCTACCCATATGATATTGAAATCACCAGAACCATACACCTCGGTTGGATGTATAGGTAGGTTCATCGGGCCATCACCATCATCAAAGGTATACCGCATACAACTAGAGGCTAGTGACTTGTAAATACTTGTAGTATTAATGTTCTGTGTACCCACCATCTTACCTGTATACACTTTACGAAAGTCATCAGGCTTACTAGATGTTTTGACTGTGTACTCTCTGTGTGCAAAGGCATCTAGAAACTTAGTGACTAGCATATCAACAGCCTTGTTGTCTAGCTCTGGAACTATAGTAGACATAGCTTTCCCAGGCTTCATAGGTGTATGAAGATCAGCTAGATACTTATCACTGTTCTGATAGATACTGATGTACCCATGCCTTCTCTTGGAACGCATAGGTGCAAACAAAGATAACCTATGAGGTAAGGCATTTACCCTTAGAGTGGGGTTATCTACATGCCCTATGTTATCCATCAACCACTGATACAAAGCACGATCAGGTTGCCTTGCAGGTAATGTCCAGTCACCAAATGCTTGTATAACAGGGTCACTGTGTTCACTATCCATAATACGTTTGACCACAAACCCGTTTAACTGTGGGTCGTGGCCAAAACTAATTCTGAATTTGACATCACCAACCTCAACGAACGCACCTGTAGGTGTATTGTACTCGATGATTATATCATCATCAGACACATTGAAGGGTTTGTAATCAGGTATCAACGCCAAGTGTTGTACATTCTCACGAATGAATTGAGAGTTAATAGCTAACTCCCTGTTCACAATTCTAATTTCATAACTCATAACTATTCCTTTCGTTTACTAATAGTTTAATTATTCGTGTTCGCCACCTTCACCTCGTAAAGTATAAAAGATTTGAGGCTTACGTTTAGCGGCTTCAAATACTGATATAGTTATAAAGATACCACACAATAAGAGTGCATGGAATAAAATATTCACACCTAGATACATCCAAGTACCTGTCATTGCAGTGAACACAATACACCACATCCATGCGAGTATCTGCATAACTAAATGCCGTACCCTTAAATCCTTAATGTTAGACAATGGATTTCTTTCATGATCCATTATCAAATTCCACCAGTCTATAATAAAACTTGTCATATTATTCCTTTCACTTATTAATTAAACCACCACGACATGAACGATATAAACATACTGAACACGCCCAAAGATACAACACCACCAAACAAAAACCATAGTGTTGCTAACTTAAATTGAGACCATGAGGATTCCTCCACCCATTCATGATCTTCTTCTATACCATAGGCCACATGAATGAAGCCATAGGTATCCGACACCACACGCCAACCATCAGTGGGGCATGTATCTAACCATTGATTGAAGCTATCCCTATTCATGATGCACACACCATCTTAATAACCTTAGATGTAACATCATAATCAGGCGTACCAATACCACCATTTAATTCCATATCGGTATGGCCAAAATCATCAGAGTCATGGCGTACTTGTGTCACACATGCTTCTAGGTCTAGACCTTCAACTTCAAAAACTTCTAGACCAAACTCTGTTTCATACCAACCACACAAAACATAATTCATCATAACAATTTACTCCCTACCATCACGCCTATAGTAAACGTGATTACTAAAAGAAAAACAACGGCAATTACTCCATTTATTTTTGCCTTGCGTTCTGCGTCAATACGCCTTTGTCTAACACTCATATTCATTCCCTTTCTATAGTTGAACATGGAAAAACACACCATGCAATTACATGATGTGCTTATTCGATATTCATTTATATTATGCGGCCTTTTTAATTTGAGTTACATTATTGTTTCTATTCTTTAATGTAGCTTTAATAATTTTTACCATTGCTTCAAGTTCGTCGTCGGTACGTTTTGAACAAGTATCCACAAAAGATTTTTTGTTTAATGGTGCAGATTTTTTTGTTGTTTTAGTAGTGAAAGCATCTTTCCATTTACTACCTCTCATTGAAACTTTTGCTTCAACTAAATCATCCATAATTTGGATTGCTTTATCATTAGCTTTTATTCCTTTGATAATAATTTTAGTATGAGACTTACCAGTCTTTTTATTCTTTTCAGTTTTGATAGTTGCACCATTATAAACTATATTAATCATGGATTTTATTGCACGTTCTGCAAGTGTATCATCACGCTTTTTAGCCTGTTGTAATAGACCAACTAAAATAGTTGTATCTCTTTGATCTAATACTGTTTTGAACTCTTCAAGTGTATATTTACCCATATTAGCACCATTGCCAAGTGAACGACCAAAATTTACTTCAATTTTTGTTACTGTATTTGTCATGATATTTCTTTCCTTTTTATATTATTTCATTTTGCTTAATGCTATCATTAAACATCAATAACAGCGGCCTAATTGAAACCGCTGTCATAACTGATTAATAATTTTTAATATTTCTTTTTATATCTCTTATTAATAAAACCAATTAGCAGAACCGATTGAAATTTTATTACTAGTTGCTATCAATATCTTTAATTTTGTTCAATCAAGAAAGACTGTCGTCTAATACCTTTACCAACTATAGCTATATAAATTATTTACCTCTTTGGGCTTTCCCTTTTATATAAAGAGGAACGTATAAAACTACGTTCGTTTACTTTATTCGGAACATAATAAGTATTTGGATTGCTAGACCTTGTACCTATTAAGGGAATTGATTTGAATGGTGCATTGATATGCGTCTTTTTATCCAACCCGAAAATAAAAAGATGGTTCTTTTTTCAACATGTCTTTTATTTCGTTTTACCTAAAGTAAATAAAACTCGTAAAAAACTAGAACCTATGTCAAAGAGCCATAACCAAAAAGTAGTTATGTAATCAAATAAAGTTTGATTATCTAAACACTATAAAAAATATAGTGCTTATTAATTAAACTATGAATTTAATTCTTTAGAAACCTTTTGAATTTCCTCCTTTGTACCATCTCCAAAATGAATATAGGTGTGTTTCTTTTCAGTATATGGAAAACTATGATAGATTTCCTCCTTACATTCCTTTTGAGTGTAAGCCCCAAATTCATTATGCCAAGTTTCAGTATCAGTATCTAAAACAAATAGTGTGTAGTAATTTCTCATAGCTAAAGCCCTTTCGATTAATAATTATAGTAGATCATATAGAGTATATTATAAAGGTCAATAAAAAAATTAATAAATATTTTATATAATGTTTTCAATAACTTAACTAGATAATTGATCTATAAGCAGTAATTTTTATTTTGCTATTATATAGTATAACTAAAAACAGCCTATAAAATGGTAATTGAAAACCTAAAAATTGGCGTTGGATTATTTTATAATGTTGGATAGCCAAAAAGATATAGAGCCAGCCTAGACCCCTTTAAAATAGCTCTATGGGATGTTCTCTTTTCGTTCCTATGATTATGGTTTAGTATTAAGTTATCATTATAATTTAGTTTAATGTTGAACCTTATTTTACTAGGGGTATGGTTTAATATTAAAGCATTTAGATAGGTGGTGTTTATACTTCTAAATTACTGTTGAGAGGTGTTATAGTATAACATAACGTATTTCATAGTGTATTTACCTTATAGATAATTCATAATTATATAAATAATGTAATGATTTCAATGACTTAGCTAAAGATAAACATAAATAAATTCTTGATAAGAACAGAACAGGAACAAAAAGGGAGGGGGCATGGGGCAGACGGGGGGTACTAGGTAGCGTATACAGCCAATGACAGCGGGGGGTATTTTTAAAGCTGTTAACTACATTATGTAAATACGTTATATTATAACATTATCCCTGAAACTGGGGTAATACTTAATCTACTTATCATTATATAGATATTGGTGATAATGCTACCCCATTATCTTCCTTATTATGTTAATACATTATACAGCCCCGTAGAGAGGCTTTAGGTATGCCTGGGGTATGTCTTAACCTGACGACAGAAGACAACCTCTCAGTGAGCTACGTTGAGCTTCTCATTAGGTATTTATACCTAGTCCGCCGCCGTTAGGTATTCTTTAGGTTACTTTAAGTAAGTAGCTCAAGAAATACTTTAATGTGCTTCAATTTGTCCATTGACTTAGTTTAATAATGTGATATAATATACTTAAAGTATTCTTAGAGTTACTTAAAGTAACTTAATCTATTATTAATATTAATAATTAATACTTAAGTAATACTTAAAGTACACTTAAAGTACCCTCATAATGTTATACTTACTCTATACTAGTAACGATAAGGATTCTTAATAGATGTACAATCATCTGTCGTACCAACTTTAGTTGTTGACAGAGGCTTCCTAAAAGGTATAACTAGTCATGTCCAAACCTAAAATGTATTCCAGTGAGAGGGTACTTGAAGAGTTCTATAAGGCACTTGCCGATCAGAACGAAGGTAAACTCCGTAGGGTTCATATACCTAGATCAGATGTATTCTACATAAGAGAAGCATACTATCAACATTCAGGTACTTGGGAAACCTTAGACAGAATAGAAAGATGTATGTACCTCGAAGGTAAGCTATTAGCTAGAGATGTACTAGATCCTAAGCGTAAGAGAGACTGGGAACAATGACTAATTTTCAAGATGCAGATACAGATGGTAATGGACTTATAGATAAGTCTGAATGGGATTCATTAGCATTAGAAGATCGACGTAGACGATTAGATGATGAAGATGCACAACGTGATGCTCAAAGAAGAATGGCATGGTTTTGTTTAGCAGGAATGCTAGCATATCCATTCCTTGTTCTATTGTGTTCTATGATCGGTGCAGATAAAGCAGCTGATATCATAGGTTCTATGGCTTCTATTTATTTTCTATCAGTTGCTGGTATAGTTGGTGTATTCTTTGGAGTCACTAACATGAGCAAGAAAGAAGTGAAAGGTAACAACGGATAATGCTTGGATTAAACTTAATCGGTCAAGTAGCTAATCTAGCTGGTACAATGATCGAAGGCAAGACAGCCGTGAAGAAGGCTGAAGCTGAAACAAAGATGAAGATAGCTACTGGAGAACTTGATTGGGATCTAGCAGCTATGAAGGCTACAGAGAACTCGTGGAAAGACGAATGGATTACTTTACTATTCTCAATACCACTGATCCTAGCCTTCTGTGGTGATTGGGGTAATCAAATAGTACAAGCAGGATTTACTGCTTTAGAGGTTATGCCTGATTGGTATCAGTACTCACTAGGTGGAATTGTAAGTGCCAGCATTGGTATGCGTGGTGTAAGTAAATACTTCGGGAAGAAATAATGAAAAACAATTTTGATAAATGTCTAGAGATGTTATTACACCATGAAGGTGGTTACGTTAATCATCCTAGTGACCCAGGTGGTATGACTAACCTCGGTGTTACTAAGAGAGTCTATGATGAATGGATCGGCAGGGAATCTACCGAGCAGGAAATGAGAGATCTAACTCCAGCAGATGTCGGGCCAATCTACAAAAAGAATTACTGGGATAGAGTTAAAGGTGATCATCTACCATCTGGTGTAGACTGGTGTGCGTTTGACTGGGCTGTGAACTCAGGTTCTGGTCGTCCAGCTAAAGCTATCCAACGTGCAGTAGGAGCTACAGCTGATGGAGCAATCGGGCCACAGACACTAGGTCTTATCCTGGAGAAAGACCCTAAGTTTATTGTGGACTACGTATACACTGTTCGTCAAGGCTTCTATGAAGGCTTAGATACCTTTAAGACATTTGGTCGTGGTTGGACTAGACGAAACAAAGAGACACTAGAACAAGCATTGAGTATGATATAATGGCAGTTCCTGATCGAGTCAAAGCAGCTATGAAACGCCTTGGTCTTAAAGGCGTAAATAAACCTAAGCGTACTCCTGATCATGCTACTAAGTCTCATGTCGTTATGGCATCAGAGGGTGGCAAGTATAAAGTTATTCGTTTTGGTGAGCAGGGTGCATCTACAGCAGGTAAACCTAAGTCTGGTGAATCTAGTAAAATGAAAAAGAAGAGAGCTTCATTTAAAGCTAGACACGGTAAAAATATCAAGAAGGGTAAAATGTCAGCAGCCTATTGGGCAGATAAGGTTAAGTGGTAATGGCTAAACCTAGATCGAAAGTAAACGAAGCAGGTAACTATACAAAACCTGCACTACGTAAGAGATTATTTAGTAAGATTAAAGCAGGTACTAAGGGTGGTAAAGCAGGTCAGTGGTCTGCACGTAAAGCACAGATGCTAGCCCTACAGTATAAAAAAGCTGGTGGAGGTTATAGAAAGACATGAAAGCTTCTCAGAAGTCACTTAAGAAGTGGACTAAAGAAAAGTGGGGAACTAAAAGCGGTAAGCCTAGTGCTAAAACAGGAGAACGTTATCTCCCTAAAAAAGCAAGAGAAGCCTTAACCCCAGCAGAATATGCAGCTACTAGTGCAGCTAAACGCAAAGGCACAGCAGCAGGAAAACAATTTGTAAAACAACCAAAGAAAATTGCAGAGAAAACTAAAAAGTTTAGAGCTTCGAAAGGCGGACTGACTATGAAAAAAGGTTATCACAAAATGCCTGACGGCACAATGATGAAGGATTCAGATATGAAGAAAAAGTCTGGGTATATGCACGGCGGTATGGCTAAACCTAATAAGGGTATGAAAGCTTTGAAAAAAGCTGCACCTAAGGTAGCTAAGAAAATGGGTTATAATAAAGGTGGCATGGCTAAATGCGGTGCATCTTATAAAGGATAAATAAATGTTACCAGTAATATACGTCCTTGGGGGCATAGGACTTAGGTTTGTAAGTAAAAGATTATTACAACGAGCAATAGCAATGGGAGCTAAGAAAGCACCTAAAGGATTTAAAGGTAAAGTAGTTGCTGGTACTCCTAAACAACTAACTAATTTAAGAACAGTTAGAACTAGAGGTGGTAAAGGTAGAGTTCCTTCTTCGAGTTCTAATGCAGCTAATGTTAAAGGTAAAAGAGCTAATCCCGCAGCAAGACCTTCTACTAACTCTAAGACTTCTAATAATAAAGGAGCTGGAGCTAAACCTACTAAACCACCTTCAAAAACTTCAAAGACTTCTAACAGTAAAGGATCTAAGGCAAATGCAGCACCTAAGCCATCTACTACTTCAAAGACTTCTACGAATAAAGGAGCTAATGCTAAACCTGTTAAACCTCTTGCTAAGAACTCTAAGACTTCTAATAATAAAGGTTCTAAAGCTAATGCAGCTCCTAAGCCTTCCTCTACTTCGAAGACTTCTAACTCTAAAGGTAAAGGTGCTAAACCTACTAAGCCAGGTTCTAAAACTTCCAAAACTTCTACTTCAAAAGGTAAGCAATCTAATCTCCCGTTAATAGTAGGATTAGGTTCTGGTGTTGCTGGAGCAATAATGGCTATTGGTGGTAAAAAGAAAGTCAAAAAAGGTGATGTTGAAGTTAAACCAAGCCCTAGAGCTAGAGTTTCTAAAACTGAAATTGAAAAAGGTAAAGGTATTAATCTAAAGAAACCAGCTGCTGGCCCAGTTAGTGATGAATCATTTGGTGCAGCATTTAAACGTAATCGTAAAGCTAATAAAGCTACATTTACTTTTAAAGATAAACTTTATACTACTCGTATTAAAGAAGAGTCTATTGCTGAACATAAGAAAAAGTTTGGTGTAAAGGGTAAGTACAAGTAATACACTAAAGCATAGCGGGGTTGCATTATTATCTATAGTATGATATAACTGTTTGTGTAAAACTAGTCTCTAGTAAACTACAAATGTCTTGTAGTACCAACTGGAGAACTTACATGTTTAAAACATTTTCAAAATGGCTTAAAGCCTTAAACGACTCAATACAAAAATCACAGCAAGCTAGAGCAGACTTGTGGTTACTTACACACTTAACCGATAGAGAACTAAGATATGGGTATTGCAAGATACGATATCGAACGGAGAATGAATGGCTCGTAACCTTACAGAAAAACAAGAAGTATTTCTTGAAGCACTATTTGGGGAAGCCAGAGGTAATACCATGCAAGCTATAAAACTTGCAGGGTATGCCGAAGGCACATCTTCAGCTAGTATAATGAAAACTCTAGAAGAAGAGATTGCAGGAAGGACTAAGAGTCTTATAGCTACTCGTGGCCCTCAAGCTGCATACTCTATGCTAGACGTAATGGAAAACCCAACTGACTTGGGTAATAAAGAAAAGATGGCTGCAGCTAAAGATCTATTAGATAGAGCTGGCTTTGTTAAAACAGATAAGGTTGAGGTTAAAGCAGAGAGTCCTTTGTTTATTTTACCTCCTAAATCAGATGAAGACTAATAAAACTTGGCAGTTACCTAAGCCAGAAGAGACTGAAGGCGAATATGATTGGCTTCCGGTAGTAAGAGTAGGTAGGGTTATACCATTTGGCTATAGACAAGACCCCACTGACTCTGATATACTGTTACCAATCCCAGAAGAGTTAGAATTATTCGAGCAAGCTAAGAAGTATCTTAAGCAATACAGCCTACGTGAGGTTTCTAATTGGCTAAGTACTACTTCAGAACGTTATATCTCTCATGTGGGTCTAATGCAGAGGGTTAAACTTGAACAAAAACGTAAGAAAGAAGCTTCAATCCAGCGCTTCTATGCAGAAAAGTACAAGAAAGCCGCAGAAAAAGCGGAAAAGCTTGAAAGACAACGTATCGGTGCAAGAGTCCTCAAAGGAACTAGCACCAGCACAGGTAAAGCCAGCACCAATTGAGGTAGATAAGGCTATAAGGGAAATAATCTTTGAGCCTAATGAAGGCCCTCAAACAGATTTCCTAGCATCTACTGAACAAGAGGTACTTTATGGTGGTTCTGCTGGCGGTGGCAAGTCATATGCTATGATTGCAGACCCTGTGCGCTTCTTAAACAACCCTCATGCAACTATGTTGCTAGTACGTAGAAGTACAGAGGAGTTAAGGGAGCTTATATCTGTTTCAAAGCAGCTATATCCCAAGGCAATACCTGGGATTAAGTTTATGGAACGAGATAAGACTTGGATTGCACCATCAGGTGCGACATTATGGATGTCATACCTAGATAGAGATGATGATGTAATGAGATACCAAGGTCAGGCCTTTAATTGGATTGGCTTTGACGAGATGACACAGTGGCCTACCCCATATCCTTGGAACTATATGCGTTCAAGGTTACGTACAACTAAACAATCGGGTCTACCTCTCCACATGAGAGCAACATCCAACCCAGGTGGCCCAGGTCATCAATGGGTGAAGAAGACTTTTATTGATCCTGAAGTACCTAATAAGGCTTTCTGGGCTACAGATCCTGAAACAGGTAATGTAATTGAATGGCCTAAAGGTCACAGTAAAGAAGGTGAACCTTTATTCAAACGTAGGTTTATACCTGCAACTTTGTTTGATAATCCCTACTTAGCTGATGATGGTATGTATGAAGCCAATCTATTGTCGTTACCTGAGCATCAGCGTAGACAACTTCTTGAAGGTGATTGGGACATTAATGAAGGTGCTGCGTTCCCAGAGTTCAACAGGCATATACATGTAGTTGAACCTTTTGAGATTCCAGATAACTGGCCTAAGTTCCGTGCATGTGACTATGGTTATGGTTCGTACACTGGAGTTGTTTGGATAGCAGTAGCACCTGATGAACAACTAATTGTTTATCGAGAGATGTATGTATCTAAAGTTATTGCTACTGATTTAGCAGATATGATATTAGATGTTGAACAGTTTGAAAAAATACGTTATGGTGTACTTGATAGTTCTTTATGGCATAAACGTGGAGATACTGGCCCATCTCTAGCAGAACAAATGATAATGCGTGGATGTAGGTGGAGACCAGCTGATAGATCAAAAGGATCTCGTGTAGCAGGTAAAAACGAATTACACAGAAGACTACAGGTTGATGAGTTTACAGAAGAACCAAGACTAGTATTCTTTAACACATGTTCTAATACTATATCCCAGTTACCTTCTATACCTTTAGATAAAAAGAATCCAGAAGATGTAGATACTCACGCTGAAGATCACCTATACGATGCATTAAGATACGGAATAATGACAAGACCTAGAAGTAGTTTATTTGATTACGATCCTACATCTAACTCAGGTTTTCAAGCAAGCGACCCAACTTTCGGTTATTAAGGAAAAGCAATGGAAGAAGATGAATTCTTTGAAAATGAAATGGCAATGGACTCAGTAGAGGCTAATGCTATAGAAGACATGGATGAAGATAATTATTCTGATCCACTTTCAGGAACTGTAGTTGGTTTAGTGCAAGATCATTATACTAAAGCTTCTACTGCTCGTGAGACTGAAGAAAAACGTTGGGTACAAGCCTACCGTAACTATCGTGGTTTATATGGGCCAGATGTACAGTTTACTTCTACAGAGAAGTCTCGTGTATTCGTAAAGGTTACTAAGACTAAAGTATTAGCTGCATATGGTCAGATAGTGGATGTACTGTTTGGTAATAGTAAATTTCCAATTACAGTTGATCCTACTACATTACCTGAAGGTGTAGCAGACTCAGTATTCTTTGAATCAAATGATGACATGCGTAAAGCTAAGGAAGAGTTTGGCGCAGAGGATATGCAATTAAAACCAGGTGAGACTGTAATAGATTTACAAGAACGTTTAGCAAGTTCTAAAAGTAAGTTAGCTCCAGTAGCTGATATACTTGAAGAAGGTAATGGTAGAACTGCAACAGAGATTACTATACATCCTGCTATGATTTCTGCAAAGAAAATGGAAAAGAAAATCCATGATCAGCTAGAAGAATCTAATGCAAATAAACAGTTACGTGTAGCCGCATTTGAATGCGCCTTGTTTGGTACAGGTGTAATGAAAGGGCCCTTTGCTGTAGATAAAGAATATCCTAAGTATGAAGAAGGTGAATACAAACCTAACATAAAAACAGTACCTCAAACCTCATCTGTATCTATATGGAACTTCTACCCTGATCCAGATGCATCTAATATGGATGAAGCTGAGTACGTAATAGAACGTCATAAGATGTCTCGTACTCAAATCCGTGCACTTAAAAGACGACCCTTCTTCCGTAAGAATGCTATAGATACAGCAGTAAACATGGGTGAATCCTACACTAAAGAGTGGTGGGAACAAGCTATGGAAGATGACTCTAACGAAGCTAAAGCAGAACGTTATGAGGTATTAGAGTTCTGGGGTAATGTAGATGTAGAAGTCCTAGAAGGACATGATGTAGATATTCCAAAAGAACTTGAAGACTTAGATCAAGTATCAGTTAATATTTGGGTTTGTAATGGTCAAGTATTACGTCTAGTAATGAATCCATTTACACCAACATTAATACCATACTATGCTGTACCTTATGAAGTAAGTCCATACAGCCTATTTGGTGTAGGTATTGCAGAGAATATGGATGATACACAAACTCTTATGAATGGTTTCATGAGAATGGCTGTTGACAATGCTGCTTTATCTGGTAATATGATCATTGAAGTTGATGAAACTAATTTAACTCCAGGTCAAGATTTATCTGTATACCCTGGAAAAGTCTTTAGACGACAAGGCGGAGCACCTGGACAGGCAATCTTCGGAACTAAGTTTCCAAATGTTTCTAATGAAAACATGCAGATGTTTGACAAAGCTCGTGTACTATCAGATGAATCAACAGGCTTTCCTTCTTTCGCACATGGTCAAACAGGTGTGTCAGGTGTAGGCCGTACAGCTTCTGGTATCTCAATGTTGATGTCAGCCGCTAACGGAAGTATTCGTAATGTGGTTAAGAATGTAGATGATTACCTACTTGGCCCTTTAGCTAAAGCATTCTTTAACTTTAACATGCAGTTTGACTATGATGAAGATATCAAAGGTGATCTTGATGTAAAGGCTCGTGGTACAGAAAGCTTAATGGCTAATGAAGTACGTAGCCAACGACTAATGCAATTCTTACAAGTTGTACAAAATCCAGTACTAGCACCATTTGCTAAGATGGATTACATCATTCGTGAGATAGCTAAGTCTATGGAACTTGATCCTGATAAGTTAGTTAATTCAATGTCTGATGCTACAGTACAAGCAGAGATGCTTAAGAAGTGGCAAGAAGCTAATCCTCCTGAGCCTCAACCAGAAGCTCCAGGACAGCCTCAAGGTGGCCCAGCTGGTGCACAGGCAGGAGATCCTACAGGAGCTGGTGGCGGTACTATAGGGACAGGCTCAGTGCCTACTCCAGGTGAACCTGGGTTCTCAGCTAATACTGGACAAGGTGCTGCATGAATAATTTAAAACCTTTAGTAAACGATAAAGTCCTATGGGATTCTTTTCTAGAAGAAGTAGATAAAAGAATCTCAGAGGTTCACAGAGTAATGGAACAATCCACTAGGGCAGAGGATTTGTATAGACTGCAAGGTCAAGCATTTGCTCTACGTAAAATAAAACAGTTGAGGGATCAAGTTAATGGATAGACAAATGAGTATGTTTGAAGAAGGTGGTATTGCAGATGACGGAATGGATCGTGATCCTGTATCAGGTAATGAAATACCTTCAGGCTCTCTTGCCAGTGAAGTCCGTGATGATATACCAGCTCAGTTATCTGAAGGTGAGTATGTAGTACCTGCTGATGTAGTAAGATACTTTGGTGTAAAAGTATTTGAAGATATGCGAATGGAAGCCAAGATGGGCTTACGTGAAATGGAACAAGATGGTAGGATAGGTGGTGAGCCAGTTGAACCTAATAAAGGTATGACTGAAGCTGATCTAGCTGATCTTGAACAGATGATGAGGACTGGTGTAGCTAATGGCGGTCTTATGGATAAGATGGCTTACACCGCTATGAACGATCCACTAGTAAATAAAAAGTTAAACGAAGGTGGTATGACTGTAGGTTTTGCTACTGGTGGTATGGCTCAATCTCCTTACAATGATCCAACTCGGATAGATCAAGTCATTGGTCAGTTTATGCAGATGACTAAAAACAATCCTGGAATTATGGATGAGTTAGCTAAACGTGGTATTACCATTAATCGTACCCCAGCTACTAATCAACCTGGACAGATGCAAGCACAGAATGCTCCTGCTCAAACAACTAATCCAGTAACTAATCAAGCACCAATTAAAGCTGCTGAGGGTACTTACTTAGATCCATTGTCTATGACAGGTTTAGGTACTACAATAAAATCAAATCAAGTTAAACCTTTAAATATGACTGATGATCAAACAAAGTCTTATTCATTAACTCCTACATCTATATCTTCTATGTATGGTATTCCAGGTGGATCTTACTTTTATCAAGGCCCAGGTGTACCTAAATCGCCTGAGGAAAGACCTATTAAGACTCCTCCAGTATGTGCTCCAGGTACAGTGTATGATGAAGAATCAGATAGCTGTGTACCTGAAATGGAGTCTACAACTCCTGTAGAAGATGCACAAGAAGGTACACAACCTAGAGATAAAGATAATATGGATGGTATAGGTGGTACTGAAGTGTCTACACCTTATGTCGAAAAAGGTTGGAGAGTACAAGCAACTGAACAACTTGATTGGTCTAACCCAGAAGACTTTGATGCTTATATGAAAGAGCTATCTAAACCTCAAGAAAAAGTAAGTGGTTTAGCTAAAGCTGTATCACTAACCAATCCATTATGGGGGCCAGCTATGGTCATCGGTCAAAAGATGGAAAGAAAAGCAACAATTAATAAAATTAAAGCTATGGAAAATATAGCAAACTTAATTGGTGATTCTGTGCGAGCTGAATCTGCAGTAAAAGCTGGAGAATCTTATAAAGCTAATATGACTGAAGATCAAAAAGCTTTTGCTGATACTCAGAATGGTGAAGGTTATACTATAACATTAGTGAATCAAATTATGGGTAGGGGTTTTCTTGATGATGTGGAAGGAACTAGAGGTAATGGTTTCCATAGTGTTGCTGACTTACAGAACATGCCACAGTATAAAAAAGATGAACTTAAAAATGCAATAGAAGCAAATAATGAAAGACTTAGAGAAGCTGCACTATCTTCTGCACAAAGAAAGAAAGATGCAGAAGCTGCAGAACTTAAAGAAAAAGCTGAAGCAGCAGCAGCAACTAAAGAAAAAGCAAGACAAGCTGCTGAAGCAGCATCACTAGCTGAAGCAAAACGTAGACAAAACGAAGAAGCTGCAGCTAATGCTGCAAGAATAGCTAGGGGTAACAATAGAGATACTTCTTGGTCTGGTGGTCAAGTTGTTGCAAATCAGTCACAACCTAGTCGTAAAAGAAATAGTACTCAAGTAAAAGCTGCTGCAACAAAGGCACTTAAACCGGGACAAAAATTAGCAACTGGTGGTAGAGCTAGAGGCGGCTTAATGAAGAAACCAAAAAAGAAATAAATACCTATAAGGTATCCAAACAACGATAAGGCTACTCAGCAATAATGCTGACCCCAACATAAGGATAATGGATATGCCAGAACTAAGTACAATGGAAACCCCAAAGACTGCAGGATTTGTAGATAGGGGTTACAATAATAATAAAAAACGTGCAGCTATGGAAGCTGAAGAAAAAGAGATAGAACGTTTAGAAGCAGAGGCTCGTGGTGAAACTGTTGAAGAAGAATCCGATGGCGAAGGATCTGAGGCAACCGAAGTA